TATACCGGCGACATTACGACGACCGGAACGATTACGCGCTCTAATGGCGGTTTTATTATTGGCGTATCAACCGACAGCGCTGGCAGCACAACGGTTGCGCCTCTTACAGTAACAGTCACAGACGCGGCAGGCGCGGCCATACAAGACGCGCGTGTGTATATTCGCCCCAGCGGTGGCGGTTCAGCGATCTTGACGGGCTTAACAGATGCCAGCGGTGTTTTAACCGGCAACTATACCGGATCAACGCCTCAAGCGGTTGAAGGATGGGTGCGAAAATCAACGCTTCCTGGCACGCTTTACAAGCAATTCTCGATAGCTGGCTCGATCGCCTCAACGGGCTTTTCTGTGACGGCGCTCATGACGGAAGATGAATAATGGCCGTCGATTACACAGCTACGATTGATGGCAAAACCTACGGTTTCGACTTTGAAGACCAGCGAATAGATGTTGATGCAACAATAGATGTTTTGAACGTCGTTGACTTGTATGAGGCAATCAAAGACGCGCAAGGCTCGCTTGCGGGCATGACTTACGCAACCATTGCGGACGCTGAAGGCCTGGCGTCTTTGTCGGCGGGGATTAAAACGTTCTTAACGGTCAGCTTGCGCACGGCTTGGGAAGTCAACACGCTCAAAACGTCCGGTAAGTTTGAGGTTTCGGGCGGTAACTTGATCAGAGCGGACGGCGCAGACCCGTTCCGTGATAACAGCTTAATCACTTACATTGCGTTTTTGTCTCAGGCGGGCATTCAATCAGAAAGCGGCGTCAGCGGTTTAACAACGGCGGAATCAGAGACGCTAACAACGTTAAACGCATTGATCGACGAGCTTCACAAAGTGCATGGCCTAAGCGCAGGCAATCCAATGACGGTGACGCCAACAAGCCGAACGGCTGGCAGCATATCGCAAACAATTAGCGGCGACGGGGAGACCACTACAACAGTCGCACGCTCATGAGCGCGCTTGGCATAGCCTCGCAAGGCTTACTTAGTCGCGGATCTAAGCCAACACAAAGCATCGCAGCGCAAGGCTTTTTGGCAAGCGATGCGGTGGAAGCCAGGCGCGGCGGATCTGGTAACGGATGGCGCGGCTATAAAGCGCTTCAAGAAACGCTGGATAACAGACCAGGCGGGCCGGTATTTTATAGCCCGCAATATTATGCCAAGGCCGAACAGCTTGGCGAGGCTGAACAAACCGAACAAACGCTTGCAGATAAGGTTGCGAGCACATCTAAAAAGCTTGTTTATTTGGCTTCTGAGCGCGCTGGAGCGAAAAGACAGCGCAATAAGCTAAGAACCCAGCTCAACGCAGAAAAACGCGCTCTAGCCGCCTCTATGGCGATTGTAGAGCAAATTGCGGCAGACATAACACGCATGAAGCGGGAAGAAGATGACGCCTTAGCGTTGCTTCTCTTGCTTGACTGAATCGCAGCTAACTCGACCGGACGGAGTTAGGGCCTGCGCTTAAATAGTCCGGGGTCATCGTGGCACCTTAGCCCATGCTCAAACCACGCTTATTTAAAAGGTAGCGCTAAATGAACCTTGAAAATGAACCGGCTGACGATCTGTCAGACGATGCCCTTGATGTACTTAACGAAATGGATGAACCGGAAGGCGATGCAGATGCAGAGCTTGAAGATGAGGCCGATGATATTGAGACGGAGGGCGACCCAGACGGCGACGATTCCGATGAGGAAGACGAGCAATCTGAAGAGGCTAGTGGCGAAGACGATCAGCCGAAAGGCAAGACTCGGACTCAGAAACGTATAGATAAGCTAACCCGTGAGAAAAACGACGCACGCCGGGAAGCCGATTATCATCGCCAACAGCTCGAAAACGTTCAAACTCAATTTGATAGCTTGCAAAATCAAATCCAAGTAATGCAGCCGACCCAGCAACAATTTCAGCAGGGTATGCAGCAAGGGCTTGACCCGCAAGAGGTGCAAAGGCTGGTTCGCCAGCAAGCATCGGATCAGGTTGAGCAAGAGCGTTTCACCGCGACAGTTTCGGCAGTTAAAGAGACTTTGCAAAATAATGACGCTGGTGAGGCTTTAACACGCCTTTCTAATCCAGCGCTAACCGCTTTTGAACCGGAAGCCTTAACAGCACTTAGTGAGGCAAAGTTTCCGGCAAAAGTTGCAAACGCAATCGCCAATAATGAAGAGGTGTTTGATAAGTTTGCAGCGCTCAAAGACGGTGTTGCACGCGCTCGCTTTATTGATCGTTTAGACGGTCGTTTGGAGAGTCGCGCAACTGCAAAGCCAAAATCTAAAGCAAAGCCGACGCCTCGCGTTCGAGGTGCTGCGAAGCGACCTGACAAAGATCCAGACGATATGAATCAGGCCGAATACGAAGCACATGCAAGAAAACAAGGCTGGTTGGAGTAACACAAAATGGCCAATGCAAATTTAACCCCGAAGAAAATTCTTCGACAATTTATGGCGCACGTCAAAAGCGATTTGATCATGATTGATCATGTCCACCGTGACTATGATTCTGAGATTGCCAATCGCCGCGAAGGCGATACGGTTTACGCTCGCGCGCCTTTGAACTTCACGGTTCAGAACGGCTCAACATTCGTCAATCAGGACATTGAGCAGCGAGAAATTCCTATCACTGTCGATACGCGCAAGCATATCGGCTTTACCTACAGTGATGATGATCTTCAGCTGTCAATGCCTGAGTTTGTTCGCAAGCATTCTATGAAGGAAGCGGCGCGCAATATGGCGACTGAGATCAACCGCGATCTCCTGGGCCTCTATGATGGCGTTTACAACTGGGTTGGAACGCCCGGTCAGACCATCAACACATTCCCAGACTGGAACAAGTCGCAGCTTCGGCTTGATCAAATGGACGTGCCATCTGCGAACCGCTACGGCGTCGTATCTTCTGAGGATGGCTGGTCGCTGGTTGATAACACCACTGCGCTTTCTGCGGCTGACGAAGAAGTCATTCGCGCGCGGCGTAAGGGTATGATCCACCGGGACGCGGGCGGCGCGATGCTCTATCGTACGTCTCACGTTCGGTCTCATACTGTCGGCAACTATGCCGGGACGCCGCTTGTCGATGGTGCGTCACAAGACATCACATACGCAACCTATAAAGCCTCTGGCCAAACGCTTGCAACTGATGGCTGGTCGTCTGGTGCTTCAGCTTTGAAAAAAGGTGACGTGTTTACGATTGCGGGCGTCTTTGCCGTGCATCCAAACACCAAAGACACGCAGACGCACTTGCAACAATTTGTTGTGAAGGCGGACATTTCTGATACGTCTGGTGACAAAGAGCTGTCGATTGAGCCAGCAATCATCACATCTGGCCCTTATCAAACCGTTAATGAGGCTCCTGCGGATGATGCGGCGATTACCGTGATGGGAACGGCTGGTGCGACCTACAAGCAGAATTTGTCATTCCACAAGAATGCTTTCCTGTTTGTTCCTGTCCCGATCAAGGTGCCGGATTCTGCGGTTGTAAAGGCGTCGGTTACTGACCGCACGCCCAATCACAAGCTGGATGGTGCTTATTCGGGTACAGGCTTGACCTTCACAATGGTCAAGGAGTTTGACGCAAAAACTTATGAAGAGATAACTCGTATTGATACTCTTTACGGCAAGAAGGTCTTGCGGCCTGAGCTGGCAACCCGCGTGAGCGGCACAGCCTAAAATTAGTAAATTGAGGCGGGGCTTTGTGCCTCGCCTTTTACTTATTGGAGAAATCATGGACGAAGCATTTTTGAAACAGTGGATGGAAAAGACCAACAAGCGTCTTGATGCGCTCGAGGTGTTGAAGGCCAAGCCTGCGCCTGCGCCTATCCCAAAAGTTAAAAGCTCAAGCTATCCGCGCTGGATTTATCGCCGCGAGCCGGTTTCGGGTGAGGTGCAAGCGCAACTGATTAAGAACGAAGCGGACATGCCAGCCGATGGCGCATATTCTGATAGTCCGGCGAATCTCGAAGCCGCAGAAGAGTTTAAAGCGGTTGTTGAGCCTTCTCTTGACGAGATTGAGCCTGATATGGATTTAGAAATCCCGCATCCTGGCGAACCTAAAGAGGCCCGCAAAGAGTCTTCTGTTCCTGACGTGACGGGCGAGGTTGAGTTTGTCTCAATCCCTGATGATTGGGCCGAAATGCATCACAAGTCGCGCGTTAAGCTGGCCAAGCAATTGCCGGGCGGTGAAGATGTTGTGACGAATGATGATGCGATTGCTTTGATAGAGTTGGAGCTGGAAAACCGTGGCAACTCTGACTGATTTAGCAAACGGCGCACTAGAGCAGCTTTTTGTATTGGAAGCAGGTGAAACAGCCGATGCAAACGATTTGGCTTTAGCGCTCAAAACGTTGCGTCAAGTGCTGGCGCGCTTGCCAGAATATGGCGGCGGTCAAAAGCTGATTGATGTATCAACCAAGCTTTCAGCCAATGCGGTAAGCGATCAACGTGTAATTTGCCAGGGCACCGGCCTAACAATTACGCTTCCAGAAGATCCAGAAGACGGCGCGCGTGTTGGTGTGTCGCTGTTGACGGGCACGGCTGACGTAAAGTCGCCAGATCGCAAACTGGAAGGCGCAACGGCAACGGCAACGATCAGCACTGATACAGTGTGGATTTATCGCGCTGCAAGTATCAACTGGGTAAAGGTTACAGCGTTAGCTGATGGTGACGCTTCGCCTTATGGCGACGACGCTGACAGCGCTATTGAGTTAATTACGACGATGGAGCTTGCGCCTAAATTTGAAATTCCAATCAGTGGCGAGCTTGCAGAAAACATAACGGAAGCGCGCGTTTTCTTGCGGTCTAAATACACAAGACCGCCCGAGCAGCGATGGCGCTCAAGTGTGCCTTATTCATTGCAAGGCCCGGCGCGGCTTCGGAGCTATAGATAGATGCCGCGCGCTAATTTAGCGTCAAGCCATTTCGAACGAGACGAGGCGGGCGAAAGCGAACGCATTCTGATCAACATGTATCTTGAGGCGAACGCGGGCGACAAGGCGCGCCCTATGCGGCTGGCGACGACGCCTGGAAGCATTGACCGGGATACGGGCAACGTCATTCAAGGCAATATCCGCGCATTAGCGCAATCTGATGCGTTTGCTGACGGCAAGGTTCTGATCCTTGATGGCACGACGCTTCGCACATGGATTCCCAGCAGTGGCACATTCGGAACGATAACAGGCACGGTAAGTGGTTCAGACCGGGCTGATGTGGCGTTCACTCAAACGGAATTGGCGATCCTATCTGGCGGCGTCCTGTATGTCTCGGACGGGTCAACAATCGCCGCTGCTGGGGATGCTGATTTTCCTACGTCAATCACGAGCATAGACGTAATCGGCCAGCGGATTGTTATGACCAGTTCTGCCGGTAAGTGGTATTGGACCGAGGTTCTGGACATAGACAATATCACGGGCCTGAGCTTTTACAGCGCTGAGTCGCAGCCTGATAACCTGGTTGCTGTGCGCGTCATGGGCGAAATCGCTTATTTGCTTGGCGGTGAGACCATAGAGCTTTGGTATAATGATGCGTTGAGTAGCACTGACCCGTTTAGCCGGGCGTCTAATGTGGTTGCACGCGGTTGCCTTTGCCGGGATGGCATACAAGAGATGCAATCGACGCTCATCTTTGTGGCTGAAGATAGAACGGTTTGCACGCTGGTTGGGGTTGAACCGTCTGTCATCTCTGAACCGTGGGTAGTGCGCGCCTTGAAAGGCGTTGACGCGGCGGACATTATCGCCAGCAAGTATGAAGACGAAAACCACGCTTTCTACATCCTGAACACGCCGAATGACTGCATGGTTTATGACCTTGCGACGCAGAAATGGCACAAGCGCAAATCGAATGGCTCTGATACGTGGGACTTTGTGCGGATCATTTCTGAAGGTGACGCGCATTACGCTTCGAAACGCACAGGCACGGCATTTGTTGAATTGAGCCGGGACTATGCGACGGATGAGCAGGCCGACGCGAACACGCTTGGCACGGACATAACGCGAGAATTCAGCGCTCATATTCCGCATGATGGCGGGCGTCCTGTTTTGGGGGCGGTTCACATTGAGGGATCGAAAGGGCGCGGCAATGCGGCAGGAGATGGCTCTGATCCGGTTATAGGCTTGCGAGTAAGCAAGGATAACGGCAACACATGGTCAGCCCGCAGAACGCGCAAGATAGGCGCACAGGGCGCATATGATGAGCGGACCAAGTGGGAGCGCAACGGGCGCGGAAAAAGGCCGCAAACGGTGCTGTGGTTCGATACGGATGAGCCGGTCAAGTTTGACATTACCGGCGTTGTTTGGGGGCAGCGCAGCTAATGGCGCTTTCTGATCCGCTTGTTCCAGATAACACGTTTGACCCAATCCCGCGAGGCCGGGTTGTCGATATACGCACGGGCGCTTTGACGCCTGGTTGGCGCAATTGGCACGAAAGCAAAGGCCGACAGCTTGGCGAAATCATTTCCGGTGTGGACCGCAACAGCGAGAACATTGTCCAGCTGGAGACCGATTACACGGCGGCTGACGGGGTTGTCACAAGCGCATATATCAGCGCTGACGCGGTGGTAGCATCTGATGCGGAAAGCGCACGCGCGACACTCAGCACGACGCTGACGGCGGCTTATCAAGCTGCTGACGTGGTGATTGAGAACAGCGCCAACACTTACACAGATGCAGAGATTTCGACAGAGCAGACGGTAAGGGCAGCGGCAGACGCAGCCGAGGCATCGGCCAGGACTTCACTGCAAGCCACGCTAGAGTCAGCAGACGCAACGCTCCAATCTAATATTGATAGCGAGGCCAGCACAAGAGCGACGGCGGATAGCACGGCGGCGACCGATCGCACCACAATTCGCTCAGAGTTTGCGGCGGCTGATACGGCTGTGGCATCAGCGGCTAACACTTACACTGACGCAGAAATCACGACAGAGGCGGCAACGCGCGCGGCGGCGGACACTGCGGAAGCTACGGCCAGGGAAACGCTTGAAGCCACGCTTATTAGCGGCGGTGCTGCCTCGCAGCCTTATGGGCTTTATGATCTTTCAGTATTTACGGCTTCACGGACTGGTGACGCAGATAGTGTGGCAGATTTGACGGGCTGGACTCAGCTTACCAGCGATGCACGACTGGGGCGGGCTATACAGGCCACGGGCGATGGTAGCGCGGCGGGCAATGTTCTTTACCAGAAATCTTTAGCGCCATTTGATCCATCTGCAATCTGGTCTGTTAGCGCAGTTGGCCGAGCGGCTAGTTTTGGAACTGGGTCTGAAATTACATGGGGTGTTCTCGTAGAGTTTTTGAACAGCAGTTTTAGCGCAATTACATCTAGAGCATTTTACGCCTTTGATGACATCACGTCGCTTTTTGTTGTTCAGAATGGCGAGCTTGAGCTGAAGGCAAGTGACTTGAGCTTAGCGGCAGGTAGCCCAACCACGCTGGCGTATATACGGTTCGGTCTGGCAGCTAACAGATCAGAAGACGGAACAATCATTCTCAGCCAGATGCGCGTGAGGGATACCGCGCGAACCGCGACTGTTGAGGTTCTGAAAACCGCCTTTGTTGACAGCAACGGC